ATTAAGATTAAACTATATAGCCTCCCTTCCAATATCTAGGCTATGCCATACTCAAAGAGCAACAAACCACCGCATTATATTTTTGCTATTTCTAATAGCTTTGAGAAAGAATGGACTGAGTTCTGTTCAGAAGCTAACAAAGAACAAAAACCTATATCGGAGCATTTGAGGAATGTCATCAAAAAGCACAACAAAGCTGACTCACGTTAGCATTGCTAATACAGGCCCTTTAAAGCGTATTGAGAGGCATTTGTATTGGATTGCTATTATTGCTAAGGTAATAGTGTTCCTGATGTTTATTTTGCTGCTATTGCAGATACCTACGGGAGGTGAAAACTTAATATGACTAACAAAAACAATCACATATGGTTAGCCATTACTTGTAATTTATGTGGTAAAAGAGGTTCATGGGTCAATGAATCTTCAGGAAAACACTATTGTTTACAGTGTATGGAGGATGTTGCATTCAAATGACGACAAGGAAATATACAGTTCAAGATAAAGAAGAAGCCTTTGTACTTTACAGTCAAGCATGGAGTTATGGAGACATTGCTAAAGAAATGAATAAAAGGTATGCAGGAGAAGATTATAAGCTTGTTAAATCAACAGTACATACTTGGGCTAGAGAGGGAGAATGGGATGAAAGAAAAGAGAAAGTTCTAAAGGAAGTACGAAACGTTACAGAACGTAAGGCTACCACTTCCATCACTCGTGCAATTAAATTAGGAACTAAATTACAAGAGCTATTTAGTACTCAATTAAACGACGGTATGGACATAAGGCCAGGAGAAGCTTATGCATGGACAATGAAGATGATTGATTTAGAAGGAGCAGTAGATGCTAGAAACGTTTTGATAGATGAAGTTGCTGAATTAGTATCTGATGCAATGAACAAAGCAGGTATAGAAAAACAGAAACAAGCTGCCTTTGCTCAACATTACACTGAGATGATTAGAGATATGCAGGAAGACTCTAATGGCTGATGCTACAGACCATAAAGATTTCATAACATCTTTTGCTAAACATTTAAATCCAGGAAAAATACCGTTCTTAGAATTTGCTAATGAGGCCATGATGGAGTACATGTCACATGAGCCAGACGAGTATCATCCGCTTGCTGACATGCATAATTACTGGCATGAAACGCTTAGTAACAACGAAAGAGTAGCGATTATTTGTGCAAGAGGACACTTAAAGACATCATTTAGCCTGACTTATTTGCTATGGCAGATGTATAGTACACCTAATTTTAAAGCATTATACATTGGAAATACATTTTCTCAGGTAGTTGATAAGCTTAGTCAGTTTGAAGAATTGTGCAGGAGAAGCTGGCGTACGGCTCCATTAGTTCCATCAAAAGAAAACACACAAAACAATAGTGTTCGTTGGAATATGACTCAGAAAACATTTGCCAATCATTCAAATGTAAGAGGAGCAGTTATGGGAGGAGCTTTAGAAGGACCTCACGTTCACTTAATAATTTTAGATGACGTTTTAGAAGAGTTTCCTAGAATGAGAGATGATAAACTTATTGGATTTCTTAACCGTGTTATTCTACCAATGCGTTTACCTAAAGCTCAGATAATGTTAATAGGTACACAAAAACGACCAGAAGATATTACTGCTTATGTAAAAGAAAATCCTTATTGGAATTGTATTTGGCATCCAGCGTTAAAGGATGATGGAACACCAAGATGGCCTGAGTACTGGACAGTTGAAAGATTAGAAGAAGAAAGATTGGCAATGGGTTCAAGAGCATTTGAATCTGAATATATGCTAAATCCTATTGACCCAGACAGTGCAGTTATTCCTTGGAGTGTCATTGAACCATGTCTAAATAACGACCTTGAAATGTATTCTGAGTCAATAAATGGGTGGGTTACGGTCATGGGAGTGGACTTAGCAGTAGGTTTTGACACCCAACATGACGAAACTGCGTATTGTGTTTTGGCCTATAACCCTAAAACTGAGCAGCGTAAAGTTCTACATCAATGGAGTGGGAAGATTCAAGGAGAAGGTGCAAGCTGGTTAAATGAACAGATAACTAACATATCTAAAATAGCTGGTATTTACAATCCAGAAAAGATAATGATTGAAAGTAATGGGTTTCAAAGATTAGTTGCACATGCAGCTAGAGATGTTGAAAATTTACCAATAGCCACACACCATACAGGAAATGAACGTAACCACGCACAGATTGGTATTCCTGGAATTGCAGTAGCAATGGAAAAAGGATTGTATGAAATACCATTTGGTGAAACTGCAAAAGATAACACTAGGCCAGGAACTCGTGACTTAGTAAAAGGATTGACTCAATTGATGTGGGATGGTAAAGGAAAGTTAGAAGGACATGTTGCAGATACAGTAATCTCCCTTTGGATGTGTGAATTAGCTATAGAAGAAAGGGAACGCAAAAAGTTAAATATGACCAACTGGGCTTGGTTGTGATGGGAATATTAGATAGATTCTTCAATAGACCAAAAAAAGTTAAGTCAGGATTGCAGAAATATCTTGATAATAATAGCAGTTCGTTGCTAAAAGAAGCACGTACACCTGTTTATGATGCTGCGTCTGCATCGTCATATCAGCAAGGAAACCAACTGATTGAACCTCCATTCGACCAACATTACGTAGAGTATCTTGCTGATAATTATTCCCATCTTCGTACTGTAATACAAAAAATAGCAGCTCAAGTTGTTGGAAAAGGCTGGGAAATATTACCAATAGATGATGAAGAAAACAAGTCTGAAGACCAAAAGGAAGCAATAAATGACCTATTAACAGACCCGTCAAGAGGTTGTGCAGACATAAATGGCTCTGAAATTATCAAAGCAATGGTTAGACAATTAGAAATATTTGATGATGTTTGGATATCTATTTTGTATGAAAGAGTAGTTAGTGAAAGTGGAGAGACTGTTGGTAAAAGAGTTAAAGAATTATGGATTGAAGATACTAAACAAATGCGTTACAACACTGACCGATTTGGTAGATTTCAAGATGTTGATAGGTTCTGTCCTTTATGTAGAAATGCTACTGGAACAGCAAAGCATTGTGAAAACTCCAAGTGTAAAGATGCTAAGACTGCTCTAATTGCATATACTTTTAAGGATAGTGAAGGAGATATTTATTTTGCACGTGATGAAATTATTCACTTTAACAAGTATTCTTCTTATGCTAGATTGTATGGTAACCCACCAATTCTAGCTTTAGGAAAGAAAATAGAAACTGCTTTAGCAGTAGAAGCTTATCAGAATAAAGTCTATTTGTTAGAGCGACCACCAAAAGGATTCTTAGATATTCCAGGCCACAATGAGGATTCATTAACTAGATTAGGAGAATACATTGCAGAAGAAACTGCACGTAATCCTAACTTTATTCCTATCATATCTTCAGGAGAAGGTAAGTCTGGAGCCAATTTTGTTACCGTTATGCCAGACCAAACAGAAATGGGAATGCTTCCATACATAGAAAAAATCAATAATGACATCAATTCTTCATACGGAGTTATGCCATTAGCTATGGGAGATACTGCTGGAATCGGTGGATTAAATGCAGAAGGTGAACAAATAACTATGATGGACCGAACTATCATGGAAACACAAGCAGTAATAGAAGAAGGATTTTTCAAACCACTATTAAAATTAATGAATGTAAAAGACTGGGAAGTCAAGTTTACCCCTATTAACGAAGACAATGAGCAAATGGAATTAGCTAATTTATCTCAAAAGTTAGAAATAGTTAGAGGATTTCAAGAGCTTGGCATTGATATTGACATGGATGAAAATGCAGAATTGATATTACCAAATGATGGAATTAAGGAGGAATTACAACGAGAAAGGAAAGAACAAGACGAGTTTCAGGGGGAAGAGGAGCAGGAAGAATCGACAGATACATCTCAGCCCTCAGAACCGCCATCCGTAAAACCTTAAAGGATGAACTTCGTCGGTTAAAAAGAGCTAAAGACTGGGAAGACCTCAGAGCCAGAAAGAATATGCTCATGGTAAGATTGCCTAGAATCTTAAAAAATGAGTTAGGTAGATACATCATTAGAGCTTTCAAGTACACATATAAGGTAGAAAATCGTCAATTTAAGAAGTCTACTGGTGCTGTTGGCATTGATTTAGATTATGATGCTTCTAATTTATTGAGACAATTACATGACGGAATCTTACGTACAGACTCTTTCTATCATCAATTTACTGGGGATTTAGGTACGGAGTTAGATAAAGTATTAGCAGAAGCATACATTGAAGACACTAATTTAGATTCTATGGTTGATAGAATTATAGTAATGATGCAACGCAAAATTAACTTATCCATAGGCAGAGCTACTCGAATAGCAAGAACTGAGTTAATTCATGTGTCTAATGAAGCTCGATTAAAAGTGTATCAACAAAGAATGGCTGAGACGGGAGAAGAATATAAATTTACTTTGTCAGTAGCTAGAGGAAGTAGAACTTGTGAAGCACATAAAAAACTTGCAAGAGAAATACCTAAAGAGGGACTCCCACTATCAGAATTAATAGAATTGCAAATTGAAGTAGGAAAAGAATTTTTTGGTCCGCAATTTACATTGCAAGGCCACGCTATGATGCATCCTAATCAAAGAACAGTTCTAGTAAGGCAAGTATGAGTAAAACACCAGACCACGTTAAGATTTATATTTCTAATGCTAAATATGGTCATCATGGTAATGGGAAAAAAATAAAAGATGACGAATTGTAAAAAGTGCAGCAGCGGACCTATGAGTGTACACATTCTAAGTAATGGAATATGCAAAGGATGTAATGAAGAAATGGCTTGGAAAAATGGAGACAGAGAAGCTCGTAAACAAGCTAACCGAGCTAGACGAATGGCAATGTATGAAAAAGCACAGAAGGCTGTAAACAAAAAATGGAAAGATAAATACGGTGACGATAGTATAGAACAAGTATTAGGATACAAATAATGGCCATTGTTATTAAAGGACTAACAGAATTAACAGCTAAAATAGAATCAACTAAAAATACAATACCTGACAAATTAGATTTAGCAATGAATGATACCGCAGATGCTATACTCTTAGAAGCATTACGGTTAGTTCCTGTGGCTTCAGGTGTTTTAAAACAAAGTATCAAACATGATTTGTCAGAAAGATTGCGTAAAATAATATTTGCAAATGCAGATTATGCTTCTAAAATAGAATTTGGTGAACCAATAGGAGGCAATCCTAAAACACAAAAACATCCAAAGAGGGCAACACCTACTGGACCAAGACCTTTCATGCGACCAGCTTTCGACACTCAATCTAAAAGATTAAAAGATTTTTATAAACGAAGAACCGAATAATGCGTCAAAGACATTTAAGCTGTCCAAAAAGAAAATTACACACTCTTTGCGGACACCGATGTACAGTACAAGAATATAATAAAATAAGTAATAATGTAAACACTTTAACGTGTAAACGGTGCAAACTCATGCTCGTTAAGGGTAAATACCAGACAGAGGCTATATAACCTCAGCCCCCTATGCTAATTTGCCTTGGGGTAAAATCAAGGTAGAGACAAATGCAAAAAAACGAGGAAAAAAAATGAGTTTAGTCGGTGCAGGAAACTGGTGGCCAAGGAAAGACAAATTTTCAATTTGTCCGAATTGCGGAAAAAAAGGATACTATACAACTAGTATGGTTGACAAAAACAACAAGATTCACAAATGGGCATCTTGTATGAAATGTCATGAAACAGAAATCTTGGAGACTCACTAATGATTGAATGTAATTGGTGTGGATTGACTACTAGAGGTAAAACTCCACAGTGGGCAATTGAGCAAGATTTAGTTTGGATATGCAAAAGATGCGATGAAGAAGACCAAGCATTAGCGGAGGAAGAATGCAAACAACATTAGATAGCTTTACAGCCAAACCAAAGCCTGTTAGAAACAAGAAAGGTAGAGCGCATAAGAATCCTAACGGAACGTCTTGGTGTGGACCTACTGCATTGACTGTTCTTACTGGAAAAAGGTACGACATCATTGAGAAAGATTTACTTAGAGCAGTTAACAAAAACAAATCAACTGGTGGATTCAATTTACGTACAGCATCATTTGTTAGAAAACCAAAACCTAAAGTAAATGAAATTAAAGGAATGTACAATCATGAAATGCGTAATGCATTACATCGATATGGATACAGTATGAATCATGCTAGTCTTCACGGTTGCGATACTTTTAGACAATGGACTAAAGAGTCATACGGACAACGTGGAAAGAAATGGTATCTAATACAAACTACTAGTCATTACTTAGTTGTTAAAGGAAACAAAGTATGGGATAACAATACACCACCAGAAGGAGTGCCTATTACTAAATCAAGACTTTACAAAAGAGCTAGAATACAAAACGTATATGAAATAAGGAGAATGAGGAAATAGTTTAATACTATTCCTACGATACAATGAATAATAGCCAAACAGTTTTAAAGGATGATTTATCTGTGGATTCGATGAGTGATTGCGTATGCAAGAATGTGAATACCGAATGGTCTACGTCTCGCAACTGGTACAACGATAGAGTAATGGATACATATATTTCAGCTCCTATTGTCGATAAACAGGGTGATATGATTCCTACAGAGACCATAAAAGAGTCAATGGATTTTTACATGAAGCATGGAATCTATTCATACAAGCATGATGAGATACCAATCGGACAACCATTAGCTTACAAAGTTAAAGATGGTAAAGTATTATTGAGAGTTGGTATTCATAATAAACTAGACATGCATAACAAAGTCTGGAAAGAAATACAACAATATGGTTCACGTGGAGCAAGTAGTATTAGGGGAGAAGCTTTGAATCAAAACAAAGTGTGTCCACCTAACGAAGCTTGTTTTACAAAAATAGATAAGCTAGGACTATGGAGTGTTAGCTGGGTAGGAGATTCTCCAGCCAATCCAGAGGCAACAGTACAATCTGTGTCAATGGCAAAAGAAGAAGAAAACATAGGGAAAAACGTGTCAGAAAACGAGTTAGAGAGCAATTCACATATAAAGAAATGTGGAAGTTGCAGTAAGCCAGTAAAAAAATGTGGGACTTGTAACAAGCCTGTCAGTAAAAAAAGAGACCCTGAACTTTACAAAATGTTTAGACAACTTGAAACACTAGTTAACAAAACATCAATGGAAAGTCAATCAGATAAAGGAAGAATCCAAAGACTTGTATTGAAAATAATGGAATGGATATTTTAGGAGATAAATGAGCTACAATCAAACAAACAAAATACACAACCCTTTCGAGGGTGAAGAGCTAGAAAAAGGCACGTCAGTAGAGAAAGTTAATCCTTATCCTCAAAGACCAGCAGATACAATAAAAGAGTTAAAAAAAGCATTAAACAAACTTGTTCTTCTTGAGCAAAATTTGATTAAGCTTATATCAGATAGCAATGAAATTGAGAATCATATTGTGAGAGCTAGTTGGAATCCTAGAGCGCCAAGAGGTCAGAAAAGAACAATATCTGGTAATGCAGGTAAAGACATTGAAGCTGCTGAAGCAGCTCTTATTAGATGGCGTACTGAAGTATATACAAAGACGTTGCCTCCGTTAAAAAAGGCACGGCAAAAGTTAGCAAGTGGCACAGCAGGAGTGATGATGCGATGAGTTTTAATCAACACATAGGAGAGACTAACAATCCGTTAGCAAAAGCAAGAGGCGATGATTTAATTAATGAAGAAGTTATTCAAAGATGGTGGAAAGTAAGATTTCCGCAACATTCAATGGACAGAGCTTATTACAAAGAATGGGTAAGTAGATTAAGAACGGCATACCGTGATGAAGGCCCAGATGCTTTTCCTTGGCAAGCTGATAACAAAAGTATTCGCACTTGGAAAAAAGTTACAGGAAGAAGACAAGTAAGACTTAATACAAAGGATGAAGCTACTATCAAAGGACCATCTGACAGAGAATACTTTGAGTTTTTAGACGAATTAAGAGATTCAGGAAGAACTAACATGATGGGAGCTGGACCTTATCTTAGGCGAGAGTTTGGCATGGATAGAAACGAAGCTCGTAAAGTTCTTCTACGATGGATGAGAACCAAAAGGGACAGAAGACCTACATATTTTGATAGAGATTAAATGAGTTACAATCAATACAAGGGAGTTATTAACAAACACATAGTTAAAGACGACCCATGTTGGGAAAACTACGAGATGGTTGGAACTAAAGTTCAAGACGGTAAAGAAGTACCTAACTGCGTTCCTAAACAACAAAAAGATGATGAGCCTGTATCTAAAGAAATGCCAACAAAGTTTCATTTAGATAAAATAGTAAAACATTTTAACGCAGCAGTTTATCAAATAGAAGATTTAATGGTAATGTATAGTAAAGCAAATAGAAAAGACATTGCAAAAAAATTACGTAGAGATGCAGATAAAGTTAAAGAAGTTTACTATAATTTAAAAAACCTTCCAGAACAGAAATTTAGGATGAGATAATGAACTACAACAAAGCTGAACTGTGTAAAGATTGCAAGATGCCTGTAATTAAATTTAAGATTCCAAGACCTAAATTTGATTATAAAAGCGAACGTGCAGAATACATAAATCAATGGCGTAAAATAGTAAATGAATTAGTAAAAAGAATGAAAGTTGGAAAAGTACATTTTATGCACTCACCTCATGTAGATGTATATGAATTGGTTGCAAACGGTAGAAAATATAAAGAGGAAGACCCTAGCAGAGTAGTAAATGAGGCTATGCGAAGCGCAGGTTGGAAAAAACTAGCTCATCGTGTAGAACACCAAAAATTACGTAATATGGAGATTTTAAACATATGAACTACAACAAAGCTAAACTATGTAAAGATTGCAAGATGCCCATTGAGAAATCTGGTTTTGGAACTGAAGAAAGAAGGCGACAAATTGTTAGAATTTTAGAAAACGCAGAACATGGTAGTGGTAACAACAAGTGCTGGGATGAAAGAGAATTTAACCGTTTATTGGATTTATCAGATGGCACCACTATTCATAGAGAATTACGTTTATTTCAACAAGGTGGTGAGAAGCGTGGCAAGCGATGGAGTTGCGTATCCAGAAGAGCGTACGACAAAGCGTTGAGAGAAGCCGAAGGAAGTTGGGAATGAAACTGTGTAAGGATTGCAGCAAGCCTGTAAAAAAGACAAGCAGAGTAAGACATTCATTACTTGGCTTTATTAAATATTTAGATTTAGAACTTAGAAACGTACTTAAAGATATAAGAAGAATGGGACACAGTCCACCATCAAGAGCAGAAGAAAAGATAGTAAGTATTCTAAGACAAATGAGGACACTACGATGAACTACAACACAGCAGAACTATGTAAAGATTGCAAAAAAGTGGTTGCCGAAACTGATTATAGAACTTTTGGACCAATAGACAGAAAGTCAATTCAATTAGTGGCACATTTGACAGATATAAATTATCACACAGAAGCTCGCATGGAATTAGCTGGCGCAATAGGAGCTAATCAATTAGTAAGGGCTTATCGAAATATGCAACGAGAGCAAGACAGAATAGGCCATTTACCACAAAGATTAAGTAATAAAAGAAATCAATTAGACCGTAAATTAGAAAGAATGGTATTAAGATTTAAAAATGGCAGAGAAGCCATGAGGGCATTATGAACTACAACACAGCAGAACTATGTAAAGATTGCAAGATGCCTGTCGTAAAAAATGAAGAAAAGCAGGTGGCAGACACAATTAAACGTCAGATAGGAATATCAACATTGATGGCATTAGGAGCGCATAAGTTCCAGTGGATGCGAATAGATAGCCGTATTCGGGGTGGTCTTGCTTTTGTAATTAAATACAGAAGTAATCAAAGAGGCTATGTTGAAATAAGATTGACTGGCATGGATGATTATGATATTGTAATGAGAGATTCTAAAAAAAGAGCAGTAGTGACCAGCAATGGCGTTTATGCAGATGCACTTAGAAGAGTATTAGAAGACGGATTTAAGAAACTACGAAGAGAGTAATATAGCTAGTATTCTACAGAAGGGCTATAGAGGCAAAACAGTTATAAAGGACATTATAAGTGATAGTCCATGAGTGATTTCTGTACTTGCGGTCAACAAAAGACCCTTGAGCTTGACTACGTAGTCAAGGAAGATGAAACCGAAGAAGTCCTCCCTCCAGTCGAAGAAACAGAAAAGGCTGAAGAAGAGGAAGTCGAGGAAGAAGTCTTAGAAGAACCTGATGAAGAGAAGGAACTTTTAGACGAAGAAAAAGGGTATGCCCGAAAAGACATGGCAGCATTAGCTTCATTATTGAAGCAAGTGTTAAAAAATCTTGAAGAAGAAGGCGAAGAAGAAGAAGAAGAAGAAGAAGAAAAAGACTACTCAGAAGAAAAGGAGATGCCAATGGAAGAGGAAGTGCCAATGGCTGAACCAATGCTAGAAGAGGAAGAAGAAGTCTCAATGTCAGTTAAAGAAGCATTGAAAACTTTGGAAAAGTCTGGAATGTCTGTCTACGCTGGAACAAAAACAACACCTGCAACACGCAGAGTTGTTAGAGAAAAGCCTGTGGCTATCAACTGGTCAGAATTTTCTAAATCAGTTGATGAAATACACCGCATGGAAGAAAGAACTGGAGTAAACTAAAAATGGCAGGAATGAGTTTTGAAGAATATGTGCAAGCATATTACGGTGGCACGCTTGGTATAGCTAAAAGATACGGTATTCAGAAAGCAGATGATACATTTGAGACATCTGACCCAGCAGGGGCTTTCAACACCATGTATGGTGCAGCCGTATTCAATCAGCTAAACACCAAATCAGAAGTATTTAAACTTCTAAAGAAAGAGGCATGGACCCAATCAGGTTGGAGAGTATTGACAGGCCGTCATGCAACAACCGCAGGTCTAGCAGAAGGGGCAGCTTTCCCTGATACTGACAAACCAGATATCACTGAAGTTACAGCAACTCTAAAAGAAGTTGTAACACCTTGGGAAGTAACAACCAGAGCTGAATTGCTTTCAGAAGCAGACGACGGAATTAAGGGAATCCTTAACTTCTTAAGAACTGAAAACGCTGAAGCACACACATTCTTTATGGACCAAATGCTATTAGGAACTGCTGACACAGCAGCAGGTAATAACATGGAATCTTTAGATAGAGTAACTTCAAGTCATGCTTATGCCGCAGCAGCATTGTCTGGTGCAGCAGATGTAGACATTTATGACATTGACCGTTCAGGTTCAAGCTGGTCTGATGCAACTGTTTCACACGCTAGTGGAAGTGACAGGGCATTAACATTAGCTTTACTAGATACAGTTATTCAAGGTGCATTGGAAAATGGTGTAAACTACAGTGACTTAATTCTATTAACTGGATATGATACATATCAAGATTTGAAAGCATTAATGTTATCTACAACTAACAATACATTTAGAGCAGATTTATCAGCATCAGGAGCAGGAAATGCAAACGGTGTTATTGGAGAAGCTGGTTTGAATTTCGATTCAAGAGTTGGCGCATACGATGGAATACCAATTTTCCTATCACAACACGTAGCAAAAGATGTAACTTCAAGAATACACTTGTTGGATATGGGTCAGTTGGCAGTTCGTGTAGCAGCACCAACAACTTATGTAGACAATACTAACTTAGCAGTACTACAAAAACTAAGCAAAGAGTTTGCTTTTGTAACTGCTGGTGAATTGATTTGTTACAAGTTTAATACAAGCGGTAGCGTAAGAGACTTAAACGCTTAATGATAGTAGGGGGACTAATTAAATGGTCAAAATTACTAACATTACAGACAGGACTCTTTACAGGAGGACTCCTCGTGGGTCTGTACTCCGCTGGGATGCTGGAGAAACCCATGATGTCGAAAGTAAAAGGCTCATTGAGGAACTTAAAATTTCCAACGGTTTCAAAATCACAACTGGAGTCAACAAAAAAGACGTTGGCGCAGGGGTTAAGACTGGGGTCAGACGGCCTAAGTCTGACAGCAAACTTACTAAGCCCAAAAAAGAAGTAAAGTCTAAACTCCAAAAGAAAATAGACAAAGCACTTAAAAAGCCTAAAGGACTTAAGAAATCCAAGAGGGCTGATTAATGGCAAATACAGTAACAAATACAAGACACAGTTCATCATTAAAAACGTTGCTTATAGAGAATGCAGCAACGGCATTTAGTGGAACAACTGTAATGATAGAAGGTGAAGACATAATGTCTTTTGAAAGAGCTACTATTCAAATTAGGAATGAAGGCGAAGCAGCAACCATAACTGCAAAGGTATGGGGAACTTTGTTTGATGGGGGAGATGCGACTCCAGCAACTAACTCTAAGTGGGTTCAGATTGGAGATGATATTAGTATTGCAAATAACACTGGGGCTTTGAAATCAATTTCAACTACTGGTTTAAGATA